GTGGCTAGTTGTTGAAACGTAGGGCATCACGGAGCTACAGTAATGTACCCTTTGACGCCACGAACGGCAAATGCATCGTCGGGATGACTCCCGTGAAGCATCTGCATCAAGCGTAAAACATCGATACGGCGACTTCGCCCTTCGAAGAGCATCCTTTCGGATGCCTTCTTGGAGAGGGGTCGCAGTAACGAGAATCTCCATCGTCGATCCTTTCGGGACCATGATGCAGACCGCGAGGTCATGATAATATCCAATGGTAATCTTAAAGCCTCTGTTGTAACAAAGGAATAAGAAGACCAGTCAGGAACGGCATGCTTCACGCCGTTAAACTGATTGATAAAATCATAGATCACCGCCTTAACGGCCGGTGAATCAATGGTGTTGTGTAGGTTATACACGTCACCTATGAACTCGAGTTTACGTCTGATGTATATCGGCAATACCGATATGCCGTCGTACCAATTAGCTCCACAGCTTTCCCGAAAGGGGCCGTGGATGTGTGTTTTGTCTTTGTTAACCCGGAAGCCGAGGTCATGAAACACTTCGATAACTCGAAGTGCAAGTGACTGGCGTACGATAACATCATCCCCGTAACAGCGGTAGTCACACAGTACACCACATTCGTGGTGGACAGCGACTATAGCTGCCGCGAAGATCAACGTTTCGAGAGGGAAAGCAAAGCCATTCCCCATATTTACGAACAACTCGAAAGGCCGCGTAACAACTGACCCAGAAAACGGGTCAACGGCCTTATAAGATGTCGTACGTAAGTTATTAAGGAATGAAAACCACGCGCTAGGTAGAAGTGTCCTACAAAGCTCGGTTGTGATCGAATCCGAGGCGCTCGATAAATCGAGGGTCACGTATGGATCATATCCGAAGCGGCTTCCTTCATTAGCCATGATTTGGTTCACGGCTTGATCGGTGAGATCTAGGTTGAGGACGGCTTTCAGTCGCCCTCTCATCCAGATATCAACACCTTTCTGGAGGAAACCGTTAATTGTAGGACCTTTCGCGATTACTCGCGAACAGTCGAACTTCTTTGGTACGAATAAAATACGACTTTCTTCTTCAAATCGCAACCAGCTACCCAATTCTGCAAAGACACCTTTCGGGTCAAAGCAGAATATGTCACGATCGTCAGGGAAAACCTGACGCGCGTGATACTCGAACAGCTGTACGTTGTTCAGTACAGCCTGAGGGTAGTAGGACGACGCGCACTTCGATGTCGTAAGGCTCCCGATCTCCAGCTTTTCAGCTAGATTCACGGAGGAACCCTTTACACCGATACACGCGCCAGAGGTGAACTCGCAACTTTGACTGATTAGGTCAAAGTCCGGTTCGTCACCTAGGACTCTTCGAATGGTGGCTTGCATCCTTCGCAGGATGACATCGCCAGCAGGGAAAGTCCCAAA